AGGTTAAGTAGCATGGATGCAATTCCTACATCATGTTTCATTAACCTTGCTCTTGCTTGTAAAACTCTATTAGTCATTATGACCTCCTAGCTTTTTCATTAACCCACCTTTTAATGGGTCAATAGCTTTATCAAGATCATCAGCAACTTTTTTACGTTTTGCATCACCTATCTCAGTTTGATCTCTAAGAGTATCAATACTGTTAATAGTAGATAGCACTGCTACTAGATTTTGATGAGCATTAGCTATATCAGCATCATTGCCTAAAACATCTTTGTTGACGTTAGGAATAACCTCAACTGCTTTTCGCAACTTATCAAAACTTGAATCCTTAAAGAATCCACCACCCTTAATAGTAGGGTCATAAGTTTTGAGTTTGTCTGATATATGCTCAACTTGCTCTACTAAAGCATCAACTGTGGTCTGAAATATAGTCTTAACATTTTTGCTAAGTCTTTGTTCAGCATCACGTTCAATACGCTTTCTCAAGTCAGCAGATACATTTAGTCTGATATCGTTGCTATAACTAGGGATAAGGGCAATTTCAAAATCAAATTTGAATTTAGCTTTTATCTCATCCACTTGAGGGTAATCACCCATATTAAAAGCATGACCAAGAACACCCCTAGCATCATCAATCATGCTTGGATAGTTCTTACAAAACTCATCAACTTCTTTAAAGAAGTCTTGTTTTGCTTGATCTATAGCTTTTTGAAGATCATCTAATTGGCTATTTGGACATAATCTCCACCCACTGATGACCTTATTGTCATCATCAGAGGAGTTATCATCCCAAGGCAATGTCAATGGGTAATAGCTATCATTCCTCACTTTGTTGATGATTCGTCTAAAGTATTTATTAGCATTGAATCCAACTAAGTGTTTAGCAACGTGCAACATAGATTGATCACTTGTATTAGTGATATCAGCTAAGTTATCACGAAGTGATTTATCAGTTTTAATGCCACTCCAAAACTTAGTAGTAAGTCTAACGAGAGTAGCATTTTCAGCTAACGTATTGGTTGTATTTTTTTCCATATAAAACCTCCTAAGAAAAATTAACCAGTTAATAATATTTCCTATCACTAGGAAACACCTAGACTGGAGAGAGTAGGCTCTAGTTTTTAACATAACTAGATTTAAGAGATAACGTGAATTTATCTACACCTTTAATAGTAAAGTCAGTTCATTTTATTTAACAAATTGTTTTAACTTATTAAGGCATTTAATATTTATTTTGCCCTGTATCACTGGATTTCATTAAAGGTAGCCACTTCCTACCTTAACTTTACTAAAACAAAACACTCTCAATTAAGTGTCTAACAAAAAGAACGATTATTGCCACCTTGAGTTTATTTCAACTCTACAGACAATTTTAGGTTTTCTTTCTTTTTATTACTCTCCAGTTTCGCCTAAATCTCATAGGCTCATCAGTAGGTTTAATACTCTAAGTCTTGATGCTCAACTTTGAATTTCGCATAGACTGATGTATCAATTAATTCTTTTCTCCTAGTCACTGATTGTCTTACAAAGAACAAACTAAACTCAGGAGTAGAGAATTTTTGAACGTAGGCAAGAGCATTTTCAAAATAATCTACAACTTGAGATTCTTTTGCACTCTTGATTACATCCACTAAGGCAACAGCAGTAGCAAAACAAAGTCCTACTTTGTCTATGACTTCAACGTCTTTGCCACTTACTATGTCGCTTAGATTAGGAACGTCATCCATTAATGACATGAAGTTAGTAAACTCAATCGCTTGAATTTCGCCTACATCACATTCAGCTATTTTTTGGATAAGTTCTTTAGGTGGATTCGTCTTCAACGTATCGCTTAACCTTGACCATGCTCTAGGGCTTGGTTGAGGTGTAGTGATCTTGGCATCAAAGTCATTGAGAGATTGAGGTTGAAAGTTAAGATAACCAACTACCCTACTATCAATGTCATTTTCTATCGCCCACTTATCCCAGTCTTGAAAGTCATGCTCAAAGTTAATCAATGAGCATCTTCCAACTACATGACTAGGAAGTTTGTTGCTACCTGCTCGATCACTGGCTCTATTCCCTGCACATATCATTTTCCACCCTTTAGGCAAAACGTATTCGCCTAAACGCTTTTCATAGATCAACTGCCCTACGACAGCTTGAACGCTTGGATGTGCTTGAGCATATTCGTCAAAGAATAAAACACCCTCACCACTTTTAGGTAGATTGCCTAAAAAGGCTCTCTTTTGTCCTCCCTCATCATCAATATAAGGAAGTCCACCCAAGTCAACTGATTCATATAAAGACAGTCTAAAATCAATAAACCCAAACTCTTTTGGTTTAGGATTAATTTCGTCAACGACTAACTCTCTACTATCAGCTAACTTAATGGCTAATTGTTTTACTACAGCAGATTTACCTACACCAGTTCCACCTAGTAGAAAAGGTGTGTTTCCACCACCTAATACAGATTCCATGATCTGCAACGCTTGACTTGGTTTCATAATAATTTACCTCCATGAAACAAAGTTAGTAAAAAGATTTACCAGTTAATAAAAAAATATTTTCCAGTAAATCCACCTAGACTAAACCCCAAACTTAAAAAATTTGAAAAATAGTTCAGGGTCTAGTTTCGCAAGACTCTCACTTGCTCATCAGTAGGTTTAAGTAAAGACGTTAGTGATACGTTTTTTATGGCAAAAATCTATCGGATTTTCCCAAGAATCTCTATGCATAGTTCCATTTTCTAAAATGTATTCTAAATGCTTAGTAGCATGTTTAATGTTATTAAACATTCTTGCTCGATATCCACTTTCGTCACATAGATAATCATCACCCTTTAGTAAAAAGTAATAATTTCTATTTTCTCCATACAGTTCTTTGACCAACTTATATTCATTCCAAGAATAAATATAAACATCAATTTCGTTTCTATATGGAGAAACAACTCTCTCGCCTTTACGATTCCATGTTAAAAAGGGTCTAGTTTCTACTTCTTTTTTAGACCATTTAACAGCAATCACGATTCACCCTCAGAGAGTTCATAATATTTTGCTCTCTCAGGGTCTTCTTGAACGACAGTCTTTATAACTGATTCAAGATACTTTTTGATATTACTTAAAAGAAAAGGTTTAACGTCTTCACTATTCTCAGGCATGACGATTAAAGCATTACTTCTATCAACATACATAAGATTATCTAAGACACTCTCCAATTTAAGAATATCTAATTGCTTTTCGCCTATCTCTTTACCATTGATAGACAGCGTATTATTTTTGGTTTTATCCATAATAATTGACCCTCCAGTCAGTTAGTTATTACCTAGACTAAACCCTAAATAAATAGGGTCTAGTTTCGCCTGTATTTCAAAGGCTCATCAGTAGGCTATTAGCTTACCTCCCTCATTGGCACGTCAAGAAATAGATGACCATTGAAACAACGTAGAACGTATGTCGCATGTTCGTCTATCTCCATTTGTCTATGTTTAATAGTTAGCCATTGAGCAAAGTTTTTCTGCTGAATGAAAACATCATCACTCTCAAATAAAAGAGAAAACAAAGTGTTCAATCTCTCTCTAGTTGTAGGAGTTCCCCACCCACACATAGAGAAACATAAATGAATATGTTTGTTCTTGTAATGATCAGGATGAATGTCTTCCCACCATGCAATTCTATTATCATGCAAATAGATAGACCCCATTGAAGTCCAACTATTACCAATAGTTCTTTTTCTATTCTCAATAAATGCTTTTGCAATTTCTTTTGATACTTTTCTCATAATGTAAAACCTCCAAAGTTTTATAAAAGTGTTTCTTGTTTCCCAAAAAGGAAACTCATCAGCACGTTAATTCGTGAACACTGGAGGGAAATTAATCCCTCCATATTTTAGTTAACCTCTAACATTCCATTAGTAAAATAATATTTTCCATGATGGTTAATACTGTCTTTGATACCTCTAAACTTGTTAGCAGTTTTCTCACTACATATCCAACAAAGGGATATCAAGTAAAGATCGCTAACATGATCTAGTTGTCTTAATAAAAAATTTACGATAGTTCTATCGTTGTCTAAGTATTCGTTAGGAATACTTATCTCAAACCACTCTTGATCGTGATGATCAAAAGACGCTATTACATCTACTCTTACCATTATTTATTTCTCCTGTATGTTTCTTGCACCCCAAAATAGGATGCTCGTCAGTGTGTTAATTCACAGACACTGGAGGTTGTGTCAGTAGTTTTTACTTTTCCCTAGTTAAGACTGTTTCAGCTATCGCTTAATTTGGTCTTAGTTCAAGAGGAATTTCATCCCTTAAAGAATCCCTTAAAGATTCACCCACGCCTGTTATTTTCTGATTCACCCACGTTGCGAATCCCTAGCTTTATATTTCACTAGGAGGTAGCACAGTTATCTCAACGTTCCACCATTCACTTAGTATCTCAAAAACTAACTCCATTGTCTAATCATATTTATCTATATAAATGATAGCTAAATGAGAGCATTACCAAGAATCCAGATACCAGTTAATATTCTTTCTATGAACGACAAAACAAAAACCCCAGATAAACCAAAACTCCAAGTAGTCAAAAAGGATGATCTAACCATTAAGCAGAGAGCCTTTGTTAATGAAATAGTTAAAGGCAAGTTGGGAAGTTATAAGGAGGTCTATGCAAAAGTGTATGACGTGGCTCTAACGAAGTCAGGGAAGATACCTAAGTGGGTCGAAGTGGAATCATCTAAGTTAGTAGCTAACCCTAAGATAGCACTAAGCATACAAAAGGCTTTAGAGAGAAAAGAGGTGTCAGCAGTAGCATCTAACCTCAGAACAAGAAACTATGTCATAGAACGTCTTTATAAAGAATCCACAGAAAGCGACAGCGATTCAGCACGAATAAGAGCATTAGAGTTATTGGGTAAAAGCGTAGCCATGTTTACTGATGTGACAGAGCAAAAGGAGAGCAGAGATAGCACAGAGATTGAACAAGAGATAGAGGAGAGAATTACACAGCTACTAGAGAGAGGAGGAGATTAATTCCAGAGAGTAGGGAAACACCACCCTATTTTGAAACCAGATAGATAGACCCCCCACCCCCCATAATGCACCCGTCATTCGCAGGACATACATACATAGTGATTTGCACAAACATATACCTATTTTCCCAATAGGTTACTAATTGCATTTTGCTAGCAGGTGCATATTAGACCCCCACCCCCTATTTTTGTAGAAATGAATTGGGTCCCATACCCCCCCCATATATTTTTTTACGAAAAATGTTGACTTTTGATGTGAAGACCTGCAATATTGTATGATCTGTAGATACATATACCTAGTATATACCAATCATCTAGTGCCTAAGTACCGTATGTACCTACTATAGGAACTAGATAAGATTTTTAATTTGGTATATACATTAGTAGGTATATACTAGATATATGAACTCACAAGTTTTAAGTAAGATTCAGAATCTCTCCCTTGAAGACAAAGAGGAATTGCTTAGCCTTCTAGAAGAACTAGACGAGGCGAAAGCTAGGGAGGCTTGTACCAACGATTATCTCAAGTTTGTTTATGAGATGTGGACTGCCTTCATACATGGTAAACACCATGAGATCATGGCTGAAGCGTTTGAAAGGGTAGCGAATGGCGAACTCAAGCGTTTGATAATTAATATGCCACCTCGTCACACGAAATCTGAATTTGCATCCTATCTATTACCTGCATGGTTTTTAGGTAGATATCCAGACAAGAAGATTATTCAGACTGCTCACACTGCTGAGTTGGCTGTAGGATTTGGGCGTAAGGTCAGAAACCTTGTCAACAGTAAAGACTTTAAACGTATATTCCCCAACGTCAGTTTGCAGGCTGATTCAAAAGCAGCAGGGCGTTGGAACACCAACAAAGGTGGGGAGTATTTCGCCATCGGGGTAGGTGGAGCCGTTACTGGTAAAGGTGCTGACCTGCTCATCATTGATGATCCTCACAGTGAACAGGAAGGTGCTAGCTCTGATATAAATGTTTTTAACCGAACCTACGAGTGGTACACATCAGGTCCTCGTCAGCGTTTACAGCCTAATGGCTCTATTGTTATAGTGATGACAAGATGGCATCAGAAAGACCTTACTGGTCAAGTAGTAGATGCTAGTGTTAAAAGGGGTGGATCAGACCAATGGGAAGTTATAGAACTTCCAGCCATATTACCCTCTGGCTCTCCTCTGTGGTCTGAGTTCTGGAAGTTAGAAGAACTAGAAGCTCTACGAGCAGAACTACCCTCGTCTAAATGGATGGCTCAATATCAGCAAGACCCTACTGCTGAAGAAGGTGCTTTAGTAAAACGTGAATGGTGGCAAGAGTGGGAATACCAAGAACCTCCTTACTGTGAATTTATTATTCAATCTTGGGATACCGCATTTTTGAAATCCGAAAGAGCAGACTATTCAGCGTGTACCACTTGGGGTGTTTTCTATGAAGAAAACGAAGAAGGTGCGTTTGCACCTAATGTTATTTTGTTAGATGCACATAAAGAGAGATTAGAGTTTCCAGAGTTAAAGAAACTAGCTATGGAGAAATACAATGCCTACAAGCCTGATGCTTTTATTGTTGAGGCAAAAGCAGCAGGGATGCCATTAATATTTGAATTAAGGCAAATGGGCATACCAGTTCAAGAATATACGCCTAGTAGAGGTAATGATAAGATATCCAGAGTAAATGCAGTTTCTGATCTATTTGCATCAGGAGTTGTTTGGGCACCTCAGACCAGATGGGCGGAAGAAGTTATAGAGGAGTTTGCTGCTTTTCCAAATGCAGAACATGACGATTTAGTTGATAGCAGTACGCAAGCTCTGTTAAGATTTAGACAAGGTGGCTTTGTACCTTTACATTCAGACGAAGAAGAAGAAGAATTAGAACCACACAGAGTCGCTGATTACTACTAGGAGTTTATATTGGCAATAGAAAGATCACCTGCTACACCAGTAGAAGGTTTAATAGAACAAGAGCCAGAAGATATTAGCATTTCTATAGAAAACCCTGATTCAGTTGCAATAGAAACTGAAGACGGAGGTATGCTAATAGAATTTGATCCACAGGAAGAAAGACCTGAAACAGACTTTGGCGATAATATAGCTGAAGTATTGGATGATGTTGATTTAGAAAGAATTGGCTCTGAGCTTATTGCTGCGTTTCAAAACGATAAAGATTCTCGTAAAGAGTGGGAAGACACTTACACAAAGGGTCTAGATCAACTTGGTTTAAAGATTGAGGAGAGAACTCAGCCTTGGAACGGAGCTTGTGGTGTGTTTCATCCTATGCTCTCTGAGGCGGTAATTAAGTTTCAATCTCAGGCTATATCAGAAATATTCCCTGCTAGTGGTCCAGTTAAGACTAAGATAGTAGGAAAGATTACTGAAGAAAAAGCTAAACAAGCTGAAAGAGTAGAAGATTACATGAACTATTTACTGACGTATGAAATGTCAGAATATAGAACTGAAACAGAAAAGTTATTATTTTCTTTACCTTTAGCAGGCTCTGCTTTTAGAAAAGTTTATTACGATCCTAACCTTGGAAGACCAAGTGGGATATTTGTTCCATCAGAAGATGTAGTAGTTAATTATGGTGCAAGTGATTTAGAAACTTGTGAACGTGCTACTCATGTAATGCGTAAGTCTTTTAATGAAATACGCAAGATGCAAGTAAATGGTTTTTATAGAGATGTAGAATTACCTGACCCAACTAATTCTTATTCTGATATACAAGAAAAATACAACGAACTTACTGGTGAGAATATTGGCGATAGGTTTGATCAAAGACACATGCTTCTTGAAATGCAGGTTAATCTTGACTTGCCTGGATTTGAAGATGAAGTTGATGGCAAACCTACAGGTATTCAGTTGCCATACGTTGTCACTTTAGATTTTGGCACTGGTACTATTTTAAGTATTAGAAGAAACTATTACGAAGATGATCCACAAAAACGTAGACGTTCTCATTTTGTGCATTATCAATATTTGCCAGGAATAGGATTTTATGGATTTGGTTTAATTCACATGATAGGTGGATTAGCTAAATCAGCTACAAGTTTACTTAGACAGCTAGTAGATGCTGGTACATTATCTAATTTACCAGGTGGTCTTAAATCTAGAGGTCTAAGAATTAAAGGTGATGATACACCTATCATGCCAGGTGAGTTCAGAGATGTTGATGTACCAGGTGGTGCTATAAAAGATAATATTACATTTCTACCCTATAAAGAGCCTTCTCAGACGCTATATTCCCTCCTTAACACCATTGTTGAAGAAGGTCGTAGGTTTGCAAGCATATCTGATATGAAAGTATCTGACATGAACTCACAGGCTCCAGTTGGCACAACGCTAGCATTACTTGAAAGAAACATGAAAGTAATGAGTGCTGTGCAAGCTAGATTACATGCCTCTATGAAAAAAGAGTTTGAAATACTTGTAGGCATTATTAAAGACTTTGGCAACCCAAGTTATCCTTATGAAACAGATGAGGAAGAAGATATTAAATCATCAGACTTTGATAAAAGAGTTGATGTATTACCAGTTTCTGATCCCAATGCAGCTACTATGGCTCAAAGGATTATGCAATATCAAGCAGCATTTCAGTTGGCAACTTCTGCACCAGAAATGTATGACCTTAAAGAATTACATAGACAAATGCTTGAAGTTCTTGGTATTGAAAATGTGGATGATATTATCCCAGAAGATAATGAGATACCACCAGTTGATCCAGTATCAGCAGTACAGAATTTAATTAATAATAAACCAGTTAAAGCGTATGAGTTCCAAGACCATGACGCACACATACAAACTGTTGCAGCAGCACAAGATAATCCTGAAATACAAGCTATTTTAGGAAAATCCCCCAACGCATCCTCTATATTAGCTGCTGCATCAGCATATGTTAATGATCATTTAACAATGAAGTTTAGAAATCAAGTAGAACAAGAAATGGGTATTGAGTTACCTCCAATAGGAGAACCATTACCAGCAGACGTTGAGAAACGTATTTCAGAACTTGTAGCACAAGCAGCAGGTAGAGTAACTCAAAAAGCTATGATGGATGCTGAACAGCAAAGAATTAATGAACAAATGCAAGACCCATTAATACAAGCTAAACAAGCAGAGATAGCTATTAAAGAAGCAGAAGTACAGCGTAAAGCAACTGCTGATGCTGCTAGATTACAACTGCAAGCACAAAGACAACAAGACCAAAAAGAACTTGAAGAAAGAAGAATTAGCTCACAAGAACAAATTGCAGGTGCTAATATTGGTCAGAAAATCGCTAGCGATTTGCTAGATAGCGATTTACAAAACAAAAAACAATCAGCAAAAGAATTTAAAGAAGGTATTGACATCGCAAAAGATTTCGTGAAAGATATCAATACGAATGAATAAAGACATCAAAGAGCTATCACTTTTTGAATTTTTACAAAAGCGATTGCGTGAGGCTTTAAATGAACATGCCGATCATATCTCTACAGGAAACTGTAAAGACTTTCCAGAGTATAAGAGATTGACTGGTGTAATCGAGGGTTTAGCCCTTGCAGAACGTGAACTTCTTGATTGGATAGAAAGGAACGTTAAAGAAGAATAGGAACTCGACTCCTTAATGTCGTGCAAATTTATGAATAAAGAAAAAGAAATACCTCAACCAGAAAGCGTAAAAAAGCCAGAGGTTAGCAAGGAAACTAAAAAACAATTACCAGAACCGAAAGGTTATAGAATTTTAGTTGCTATGCCAAAGGCAGAAGAAACCACTGACGGTGGAATTATCAAAGCATCAAGCACTATAAGAGATGAAGAAGTAAGTAATATCTGCGGATATGTACTTGAACTTGGTCCAGATGCTTATGCAGATAAAAATAGATTCCCAAGTGGTCCTTATTGCAAAAAGGGTGATTGGGTTGTTTTTCGTGCTTATTCAGGTACTCGTATGAAAATGTATGGACAAGAGTTTCGTTTAATAAATGATGACACTGTGGAAGCAGTTGTTGAAGACCCAACAGGAGTAGTAAGAGCATGAGTGAACAAGTAATTGAAGAAAAAATTGAAACACAATTTATGCCTAACGAGGATGGAGAATTGAAACCACAAACATCAGAAGAAAAATTTTTTGGTGTAAAAACAGAAATTAAAAAATCTGCACCAGAAGATGAACTACAAGTAGAAATTGTAGATGATACTCCAGAGGAAGATAGAAGACCTCCCAAACAACAAACTGAAGAAGTTGATGTTGATGACGATACTATAGATGCAGAAATTACTGAATATAGTAAAAGAGCAGGTGATCGTATAAATAAAATTAAATACGAATATCACGAAGAAAGACGAGCCAAAGAATCTGCTGAAAGACAAGCTAAAGAAGCAGCAGCAAGATTACAAGACCTGATGACTGAAAACCAAAGATTACAAGCTATGGTTAATCAGGGTGGCGAAGTTCTTAATAAACAAGCATTAAATAA